TGCCTGATAAAGAATGTGAATTAGTTATTGTAGCGAAATTACCTTATCCATATTTAGGATCGAAAGTTATGCAACAAAGAGTAAAAGAAAGTAGGAGGTATTACGACCATGAGACTTTAGCCACTTTAATCCAAATGGCAGGAAGAGGTGTTCGGAGTGAGACTGACAAATGTCCTACAGTCATTCTCGATTCGGGTGCTTCTCAATTTTTAAAAAGATGTAGGACACAAAATTTAATCCCACAAGGAATTGTGGATGCAATAGAAGGAATCTAATTTCTATGACTACTGAACTTAACTGGGGAGAACCCTTAGAAAATTTTCCATCAGGTGGATGGGATAATTACGATGGAACAGTCTATTCCATTGAATATCAAAATGGACAATATAATTGTCAGATAGAAGTTGTTGTCACTCCTGAGGACTATGAATATGAAAAGAGGGGATTAGTATTTGATCCTGATAACCCTTCTTTAATTAGGAACTGGTACTCAATGGGTGGAAATACTGAAACCTATCAAGTTTCTGAAGATGGCATGACTGCTACAGGGCCACAGCCTAATAGGAATACTAGGGCTGTAAAATTCATTCTTGCGTTAAGGCAACACGCAGGAGCATCAATGGAAGGCTCTAATCTTAATGGGTTACTAAACTCAAAAGCACATTGGAAAAATATTGATGAAACCAATAGAAATCCAAATACTGGTGAGAATGTAACTAGAAGCCACTTGTATCCTGTATCTCCACAACTTGGAGCAACAGGCTCAGAGGTGGATACTGGAAAACAAGAAGATGCTTTTGATTTATTAAGAGCTGTTCTTTCTGCTCACACAGAAGATTCAATTAGAATCAGAGAGATTGCACAAAAAGCTGTAGAGTTTGAGGATGAGTATAGTACAGAGATAATAACTCTTGCTTCAAACCCTGACACTATAGAAAGTGCAGTTCGAGCAGGTATATTAAATAAAGTGGGAGAGAGAGCGGTTTCGCTTTCTTAACCATTAATAGGGGAACTCGTAGACTTGTCCGAGTTTGTGATCTCATCTAGCCATTAAAAGCTAGACACCTCCTGATAGATTGTCAATCTCTCGTTGTGAGGACTTCATGCAAATATTTTTTGTAGCGAGAGAGCAGATACCACGTTAAGATTTTTGAAGACACAAAAACTATAAATATTGAGACAAGAGGTTGGAAGTACCTCTCCCCTTTAAATATATTCATTGCTTTAGAGAGAGAGAAGATGGATGTTCAAAGATTAAGTGCCGATGAAGAAATATGGCACGAGAAATTACAGAAGAATTACGAGAGCGAGCCAAGAACAGGAATGCACGTTTCTGATCTAACTTTATGTTTAAGGCAAACAGCACTTTCGCGTCTACATCAACCTGTATGGGATCACACTACTCTTTTTAGATTTACTATGGGACGTTCAATGGAGAAGTCTTTCTTCTCTGACCTACTCCCTGAGTCCACTCAAGAAATGTCTGTAGAAAAAGATGGCATTGTAGGTCATATAGATTTTGCAGGTGAAGAGATAGATTACGAATGTAAATTAACATGGGGTAAAGAACCAACTTCTATTGATAAGTTATTTGCTGATAAGTTCTATTGGGTAGAACAAGCAGGTGCTTATACACATATGAGAGATAGGACTGAGATGAACTTTGTTGTTTGTTTCCTTAATCCTATCCCTAGATTAAGAAGTTACAGGTTAACGTGGGAAGAGTATGAACTTGAAGATTTATGGGGAAAGTTTTTAGAGAAAAAAGAATATATTGAGGTCAAGAAATCTAAAGATGAACTACCTATGAAGACCCCTTTAACTTGGCTGTGCAGAGGTTGTAGTTATAAAGAGGTTTGCGATGGTTCATGATAGAGATGAAATGGTACAAGATATTTGTTGTAAATGTAATACGTTTATTAGGTTCAAACCACATCTTGCGTATTACGAAAACAAAGAACCTGTGTGTCCTAGTTGTATAGAAATATTTATTAACCCACTTAGAAGGGCTTTAGGTAAAGCTGACATTTGGGTTGCACCAAAAGCATATGAGGTATTTGATGAATAACTTTGAGAGTTTAGAAAATTATTTACAAAGTAGAAGAAGAATTGTAATGAGTGTGTGGGCAGGAACAGGAGTTGGTAAAAGCTACTTTGCTTTAACAGCACCTAAACCTGTTTATTTTTTAAGTCTAGAACCTGAGGGAGCATACTGGAGTATGCAGAATGCTCTTCAAAATGAACTTATTAAACCTGAGGACGTAAAGATAGATGAAATTATCAGGAGTGCTTTAGGCACTAATGATATTCCTTTAGTTAGAAATCTTTCTGATGAAGTAAAGATTTATCGTTATATGAAAGGTGTTATTGAAGATGTAGTAGCAGAAGGTGATGATAATGGAACTCTTGTTATTGATACAGGAACTACTTGGAATCACATGATGCAAGAAGTTGAGATGGAAGAGATTAACAGGAAACGTAAAGCACAAGGTCGTGACTTATTTCCTTTTGATTATCGCTATGCGAATAAAGCTATGAAGAGTTCCTTGGATGCAATTAGAAACTCTAATCTTAACTGTGTCATTACTCATCATGGTCAAGCTGTTTACAACGCTAAAGGTGAAAAGACTCAGAGAACAGAATACTCAGGTAACAATCAGTTGCCACAATGGGTAGATGTTCAGATTCAACTAAAGTATGACGCTGACACTAAAGAACGATTTGCAGTCATAGAAAAGTGTAGGGTTAACGTAGAAAAGATTGGAGAAGATGTAGACAATCCCACCTTTGACAATGTGTTAAATGCGATAGGGGTTTAGTATGTTTACAGAAAGCAATGCAAGTGATATCGCAGAACGTAGAAGGCAATCTAATAAGTATAAAGCTAAAGCACTAAACGAATGGATTTATGCCATTGTCCAAGATAATCCTAAAGCCACATTGCAAGATATTGCTAATGAGGTAGGTCTTACAAGAGAGAGAGTTAGACAAATTATTAAAGTTTCTCTTGAGGACAACGACCTTAAACCTATTCATAGAGTTAAAAGGCGTGGGGGAACGGATAAATTAAAGATGGATGATTGTGTAGGTGGGTGTGGAAAATCTTTATATAAAGTATTTAGACAACACGCTAATTCTCCTTACATGTGTCATCCATGTCGTAAAAAAGAATGGGAAGAACTTAAACTTACCTGTACTAATTGTGGAATAACTTTCTCTCCTAGCGAGAATTACAAGTATCACAGAAAATCATATAAGAGGAGAGCGAAACATCCTGAGATGAATTTCTGTGGCAAGAGTTGTCTAGGGGAATACTCAGGTAGAAATTTTGGATTTGGTGCTAACAGAAGAAATATTAATAAAAGGTGATAGATATGGGATGGCTAATTAAAGCAGGAGAAAGTGATGGAATTAAAGTTTTCCCTGCCAATGGAAAAGAATTTACTTTAGATGAACTACAGGAATATGTAGGTGGGCTGATAGAACCTGTTCCTTTAAGAAGAGATATTGCAGGTTCAGAAGAGAACTGGAGAGAGATGTATGTGAATGAGGAAGGATTACTTAATAACTTAAAAGTAAATCCTACTGCATCAATTCTCTCAGGAAGAACCATAGTCGGAGATGCGATTATAGTTTTGGAGAGTGAGGTTAGTTGATGTTGATTATTGATTCTAATCAAGCAAGTATGGATCAAAATTTAAGGATTCATTTAGAAAAACAAACTGATGTAATAGTTTCTCCTCTCGATACTGCTGATCTAATGTTTATAGGCAAGATGAAAGGTGAACAGGTTAAAGTTGGGATTGAGTTAAAGAAAGCACCTAGCGATCTTATGGGTTCTCTCAGAGATGGGAGACTCATGACTCAACTTCCTCGATTAACCCAAGAATACGATATGGCATATCTGTACTTGATAGGAGATCACACGAAAGTGGATTTCCAATCAGGAAAGCTAAAAGAAAAGGTGAGAGGGGGGAGGTGGGGGGAATCATCATTTTCCTTCCATTACCTAAATTCTATATTTACACGATTTGAAGCAAGTGGTGGTCGGATAAGAGAAGTACAGGACACTAATCATTTGGTTGTGAGTATTCTTTCTTTAATGAGATTTTGGAGAAAAGAAGAACATCAAGAGGAAGTCTTTTATCGAAAGAGACATAAGTTTCTTGATTGGCAATTACTTGATTCTCCTTTAATGGAGATGTACGAAAGGATGGGGATAGGAATTAAGAGGGCTAAAGTTCTAGCTGACGAATATCCTTCTCTTCATTCTTTAACCATGTGTACTCCACAAGAACTTATGGAGTTGGATGGCTTTGGTAAAAAAACAGTAGATAAAGTAATGGAGTTTATAAATGGAAAACAATCCCCAATTAAAGTGTCCTAAGTGTGCAAAAGATATGAGGTATATTTATGGGTATCCTCAATGTATTACATGTGGCTATGAAGATTACACAACTAAGGTTGTAAGAGAAAGCATTAATCTTCCTGAGGCTTTAAGAGCCAATCTTTATCTAGCACACTACAGGGGAGCAACTCCTATTCATAAGGATGTTGTGGTTAGAATAAGAATACAGGATAAGTTAAAAGGTGCTGTTGAGTCTGAACCAAAACTTATTCCCGAATGTCCAAAGTGTCAAGGCAATATGACTTGGAACAAGGATAAAGATAGATTGTTCCCTAACGCTACCTCTAAGTGGTACGAATGTAATAAAAAGAAATCTCATATTATTTTTCTGAACTTTGAAAAACTATACTGGAGTGATACTTATGGATATTAATGAAGCAATAGAATTTGAGATTCCTGATGCAGAGAAAATGAAGGAATTGATTGAAGAAAGAAATAAGATTAATCACTATAAGAGTGAGTTGGAAACTAGACGCAAAGAAGTTGACCATGAGATCAAAGCATTTCTCACGCGAATTGGTGAGAGCAGTCTAGAACATTCTCTCATTAAGGTTGAGAAGATTACATCTAAAAGTGCAGGACGTTGGAACAAGGATAAACTGTTTCAAATCTTGTCTCCATTAGAATTAGAAGAAGTGTTTACAGAAGGTAAACAGTACGAATATATAAAGTTAAGCGAGATTAAAAAGAAAGATGAAGAACAACAATAAAATTAATGGCTCTGTTAAATATGGGATTATTAATGGAGTAGAGGTACATAACCTTACAGTACAAGATATAAAACGCTATATGGACGTCTCAGAAAGCACAGTTTTCTCTTGGTTGCAGAAATACAGAGATGGTCGAGTCACAAAAGAAGAAATCTTCCCAATTCCCGAACACCAACATTATTTTACTGTTGACACTCCAAATGGAAAAACCAGTAGAGGTGTTTGCACTAAGTGTGGAGAAGTCAGAGATTTCTTTAACTCTATCGAAAACCTCAACACAAATAAACGATCAGGTGGAAGAGGAATTAGTTTAACAGGCTCTCGCCCTACTATAGCTTAACCTCTGCGTGTGACGGCATCGATTAATTCTGTGCCGTCCTTAAACACGCTTTCTACAGCTTTCTCT